TTGGTAAGTGCATGATGGGATCAACATCAAATGCTTTAGACAAAGGAGGAAAGAACTTTAAAAAATTATACGATAGTTCCGATGTAACAGCTAGGAATAAGAACGGCCAAACAAAAAGTGGTTTGTATAAGTTGTTTATACCAATGGAATGGAACTATGAAGGTTTTATAGATGAATATGGTTGGCCTGTATTTGAAACACCTAAGAAAGAAACAGTGGGTCCTCACGGGGACATAATAGAAGAAGGTGTTATAAATCATTGGGAGAATGAAGTTGAAGGTTTAAAAGATGATGCAGACGCTTTAAACGAATATTACCGTCAGTTTCCAAGAACAGAACAGCACGCATTCAGAGATGAATCAAAGCAATCTATATTTAACTTAACAAAAATTTATCAGCAGATAGATTATAATGAAGAGTTAAAAAATAATACGATGGTTACCCAAGGTAACTTTCAATGGAAAAACGGTATAAAAGATACCGAGGTTATGTTCTATCCTAATAAAGACGGACGATTTTATATAACTTGGGTACCTAATCAAAACCAACAAAATCACATAATAATAAAGAATGGTGTTAAATATCCAGGAAATGAGCACATGGGTGCCTTTGGTTGCGATAGCTACGATATTAGTGGTGTCGTTGGCGGCGGCGGCTCTAACGGAGCTTTACATGGATTAACTAAGTTTTCAATGGAGGATGTACCTCCAAACCATTTCTTTTTAGAATACATTGCAAGACCATCAACCGCTGAAATGTTTTTTGAAGACGTACTTATGGCTATGGTATTTTACGGTATGCCAATACTTGCAGAAAACAATAAGCCAAGACTGCTTTATTATATAAAAAGAAGAGGGTATAGAGGCTACTCTATGAATCGCCCCGATAGAACATATAATAAATTGTCTATATCAGAACGAGAAGTAGGAGGAATACCTAATTCGAGCGAAGACATAAAGCAAGCGCACGCATCTGCTATTGAAACATACATAGAAGATTTTGTAGGAGAAAAAGCGGATGGCTATGGTGATGTTTATTTACAAAGAACATTACAAGACTGGGCTAAATTTGATATAAATAATAGAACAAAGTATGATGCATCTATAAGTTCTGGTTTAGCTTTGATGGCGTGTAATAAACACAGGTATACACCAAAAATAACAACACAAAGAAAAACATATTCTTTAGGATTTAAGAAATACAATAACGAGGGAACTACTTCCAAAATAATATAATAAATGAATATAAGCACAAATATTAATAGCCCATTTCCTGATCAGGTAGTAAGTGACGCTGAGAAAGCTACGATAGAGTACGGATTGCAAGTGTCAAGGGCTATTGAGCAAGAGTGGTTCAACTATGGCGGTGCCGGGTCGAACAGATACGCTGCTAACTGGAATAACTTTCATAACCTGAGGCTATATGCTAGAGGAGAACAAAGTGTGCAAAAGTACAAAGATGAATTAGCTATTAATGGTGATTTGTCTTATCTCAATTTAGATTGGAAACCAGTTCCAATACTTTCAAAGTTTTCAAATATTGTTGCTAATGGAATTACGCAAAAGCAATACGATATAACTTCTTATGCACAAGACCCAGAATCATTAAAGAAGAGAACGGATTATGCGGAAAACATTCTTTTTGATATGGTAACAAAAGAAGCTAGAAAGAAAGCTAGCGAGGTTATACCTATGAATCTCAGTAAGTCTGGAATGAGTGACGGAGAACTTCCTGAATCATTAGAAGAAAGAGACTTGCACATGCAGCTTAGATATAAACCTGCCATAGAAATTGCGGAAGAAGAGGCAATCAATACTGTACTTGCTACTAATGAATACGATTTAACAAGAGCAAGAGTTAATCAAGATTTAGTAAACATTGGAATAGGTATTACTAAAACTAGCTTTAATCCTGCAGAAGGAATTGTTGTTGATTATGTTGATCCAGCATATTGTGTTTGGTCTTATACTGAAGACCCCCATTTTGAAGACATATATTATGTAGGAGAAGTTAAATCTATTACACTTTCTGAGCTTAAAAAAGAGTTTCCTAATATATCTAATGAAGAATTAGAAAGAATTCAAAAGTATCCAGGTAATCGCAGAATGATTCGTGGTTTTGAAAATTACGACTATAATGCCGTTCAGGTATTATATTTTGAATACAAAACATATACTGATCAAGTATTTAAAATAAAGAAAACAGATAGCGGACTTGAAAAAGCTATTGAAAAAACAGATGCTTTTAATCCTCCGCCTAACGATAACTTTGATAGAGTGTCAAGATCAATTGAGGTGTTATATGAAGGAGCAAAGGTAATCGGCACTGATATTATGCTTAAATGGGAAATGTCTGAAAACATGACTAGGCCATTAGCAGATACCACTAGAGTTGAAATGAGTTACTCAATGTGTGCGCCAAGAATGTATAAAGGAGTAATACAATCACTTATAAGCAAGTGTATAGGTTTTGCCGATGTTATACAACTTACCCATTTAAAAATACAACAGGTACTATCAAGAATGGTTCCAGACGGTGTATTCTTAGACGTTGATGGCTTAGCTGAAGTGGATTTAGGTAATGGAACAACATATAATCCGCAGGAGGCATTAAATATGTATTTCCAAACAGGTTCTGTTGTAGGTAGGTCAATGACCCAAGAGGGTGATTTAAACAGGGGTAAAGTACCTATTCAAGAATTAACCAGCTCATCAGGTATATCTAAAATTCAATCTTTAATTACGGCATACAATTATAATATGCAAATGATTAGAGACGTAACCGGGTTAAACGAAGCGAGAGACGGCAGTATGCCTGATGCAAATGCTTTGGTAGGGTTACAGAAGATGGCAGCTAACACATCTAATACAGCAACCAAGCATATACAAGATGCTAGTATACAATTAACGCTAAGCACTTGTGAAAACATATCATTGAAAATAAATGACGTGTTAAACTTCCCGCTTACTAAGAATTCGTTAATGAATAGTATATCTACATTCAACGTGGAGACCTTGAGAGAGATTGAGAGTCTTAACTTACATGATTTCGGTATATTCTTAGAAATGGAACCAGATGATGAGGAAAGAGCAGAGCTACAAAAAAACATACAGATTGCTTTGCAAACTAAAGAAATTGATATTGAAGATTCAATAGATATCAATCAGATTAAAAATCTTAAGTTAGCAAACGAAATGCTAAAGCTTAAACGCAAAAAGAAGTTAGAAAGAGAACAGGCTTTGGTACAACAAAATATACAAGCACAAGCACAAGCAAACGCTGAATCATCTGAAAAAGCGGCAATGGCTGAAGTACAAAAGCAGCAAGCGCTTACGGCGGAAAAAGTTGCAATAGAGCAGGCTAAATCAAACTTTGAAATGCAAAGAATGCAAACAGAAGCTCAGATTAAAAAAGAGCTAATGGCTACAGAGTTTCAATATAACTTGCAACTTGCGCAAATGAAGGCTCAAGCAACTAAAGAGAAAGAAGCAGAAATACAAGATCGTAAGGATCAAAGAATAGAAAAAGAAGGGACGCAGCAAAGTCAATTAATAGAGCAGCGTCAAACACAAGGTTTACCTAGAGATTTTGAATCTGCAGGTAACGACAACTTAGGGGGATTTGATTTATCTCAGTTCAACCCTCAGTAAATAAGTATTTAATAATTATATAATATCATATCATGAGTGAAGTAAAAACAGAGGGGTCTTTTAAGATCCAATCTAAACCTAAGCTGACTGAAGAACAAAAAGCAGCTAAAACAAAGGAACCATTAGTAGATGTTCCAAGTAATGTAACTAAAGTAGTAATCCCTAAAGAAGGAACAGATGCCGTTCAAGAGCCAAGCACAGATGAAGTGGATGTACATGAAGCATCCGGAGATGGCGAAGAGGTGGTCGAAGGAACACCCAAACCAGTCATTCAAGAAATTACCGAAGAGAGTAAAGAAAAAGAAGAAGTAAAACCTGAGCCGGTTGTAGCACAGCCTGAATTACCAGAAAGTGTTAACAAGCTTGTGGATTTCATGCGTGAAACAGGTGGTACAATGCAGGATTACATTAGATTAAATACCAACTATGACGACGTAGATCGTGATGTGTTAGTTAAAGAATATTATAAAAGTACTAAACCACATTTGAGTGCAGAGGAAATTGATTTTATGATCGATGATAGTTTTGCATTTGATGAGGACATAGATGAGGAGCGAGACATCCGAAGAAAAAAACTCGCCTATAAAGAAGAGGTTGCAAAAGCCCGTAAATTTTTGCAGGATACTAAAGATAAGTATTATGATGAGATCAAGTTGAACTCACCTAGTTTATCTGAGGACCAGCAAAAGGCATCGGACTTTTTTAATCGATATAAAGAGGATCAGGAAAGAAACGCCGCTAACCACGAAAAGTTTAAGGCCAACACTAACCAATTACTTAATGAGCAATTCGAAGGTTTCGATTTCAACTTAGGTGACAAGAAGTTTAGATATGGCATACAAAACCCTTCGCAGGTAGCACAAAAACAATCAGACATCAGCAATTTTATAGGGAAGTTCCTTGGCAAAGATGGTATGATTGAAGATACCGCAGGGTATCACAAAGCGTTGTATGCAGGTGCAAATGCTGATAAAATAGCAAATCACTTTTACGAACAAGGCAAAGCCGATGCTATTAGAGATGTTGTAAACAAATCTAATAATACTTCTAGTACAGCTAGAAAAGCAGCACCGGTTGATAGTGCAAGGTTTGGAGCATACAAGGTAAAATCAGTTTCTGGAGCGAACTCGTCAAAACTAAAAATTAAAAAGTTTAAAAATTAATAACAATGAGTTTATTACCACAGTTCGGGAGCTTAGTCCCATCACAAACACAGCAAATTCTTGCTTCAAACTACCTACAATGGAACAATAACGGAGCAGGTGCTGGTATTCCAGCAAACTTTGCTGATTTCGCTCAGCAATATTTACCAGAAATCTACGAAGCTGAAGTAGAGCGTTATGGAAACAGAACGTTATCTGGATTCTTAAAAATGGTTGGCGCTGAAATGCCAATGACATCTGATCAAGTAATTTGGTCTGAACAAAACCGTTTACACATCTCTTACGCAGGTGCATCTCAAGCCAATGGTGCGGGTACACTAACTGTTGTAACACTTAACCCAGGTGCTGTTGCAGGTGTAGAGAACGTAATTTCTGTAAACGATACAGTTGTTGTATTGGATCCAGCAAATGGATTAGAAGCTAAAGGTATTGTTACTGCTTCTGTACTTGGTGCAGCAGGAACTATTACTATTCAGCCTTTCGCTGGAACTACGCTAACTACTCAAGGATTTAGCGCTACAGGATTGAAAGTATTCGTTTACGGATCTGACTATTCTAAAGGTTCTAACCCAACAAGAACTAGTGTAGAGCCTGTATTAACACAGTATTCTAACTCTCCAATTATCATCAGAGATCAGTATGTTGTATCTGGATCAGATACTGCTCAGATCGGATGGGTAAATGTAGCAACAGAAGACGGAACTGACGGATACCTATGGTACCTAAAAGCGGAGTCTGAAACTCGTTTACGTTTTGAAGATTACTTAGAAATGTCAATGGTAGAAGGAGAATTAAACGCTTCTACACTTAATCCATTAACTCAGCCAGGAACTGAAGGTTTATTTGCTGCTATCCAATCAAGAGGAAACGTAGAAACTGGATTTACTGCTGCTAACGGATTAACAGAATTCGACGCGATCCTTAAAAACCTAGATACTCAAGGAGCTATTGAAGAAAACATGTTGTTCTTACAACGTCAGACTTCTCTTGACTTTGATGATATGCTAGCAGGAATTTCTAGCGGAATGCAAGGTGGAGTTGCTTATGGATTATTTGAGAATTCAGAAGACATGGCACTTAACTTAGGATTCAGCGGATTCCGTAGAGGATCTTACGACTTCTACAAAACAGATTGGAAATACTTAAATGATGCATCTACTCGTGGAGCAATCAATGGAGTTAACTCAATCGAAGGTGTATTAGTACCAGCTGGAACATCAACTGTT